TTGTCTGTGCTGCATCAGGCAGAGTTACAGTAGCAACACCTGCGTTACTAACAGCAGTGATACCACCCAGACTACTTGCTGCACTACCACCAGAAGGTGTTACAGTAGTTGAGACACCAGATCCACTAGTGCTATATGTATTCGCTGCTCTAGAAACCTGTGTATAACCCGCATCTACTTGGAGTTGTGTAGAACTACTAAGTCTATGGGTCAGGTCGGCACGTGCTGCGGTGCCACTCATCAAAATCATACCAAAAAGCAGTATCGCTTTTTTCATTTATCCTAAGTAGAAGTACTTCTATTTAGCAAGTAGCACATGTAACTTCGGATACCACTACCGACGGTGTTTGGCATTTGTGCTATAAATATATGTGGTTGCCTTCGGGGACCACACATAACAAACTCGCTTTATAAGGAGAACTAAAATGACTTCACTTACTAAATGGAATGCGGCTGATTTAGACCGCATGTTCGATGCAATTTCTAAGTATAGTGTTGGTTGGGAACCCCAACTAAGCCGTCTCTATTCACATACAGAGGCAGCAACATACCCACCATACAATATCGTCAAAGAATCAAATGAGAAATGGCGTATTGAAATGGCACTAGCAGGTTGGAAGAAAGAAGATTTCGAAGTAACGACAGAAACAAATATTCTAACTATCAAGTCCGTTGATGGACATGCAGAGGATAATACTGTAGACTATGCTCATAGAGGAGTAGCAGCACGACAATTCAATAGATCATTCAATCTATCTGATGATGTTGAGGTTGGTGACGTTCGCTATGACAATGGATTATTAACCATTGATCTTCAAAAGGTGATCCCAGATCATCAGAAGAGAAAAGTCTATGATGTTTTAACAACATGAGAACAACAGGTGAAGTAGTAGGTCATCCACTATGGATGCTACCAATGATGCTATTGGTCTGCTTCGGTGGTATAGAAACACTGCATACTATGGCACATCTCCATCAGGAATTAGATGTACATGGTGTATGTAAGCAGAACAAAGAATTCATTGAGAGTCAGATGGAGGATGATTACTAACCTATATAATATACAACAGAAGAGACCTCGTGCGGGTCTCTTTTTCTTTGGAGTTCTTTATGAACATGTATGTTAATCTGTGTCCTAAGTACACAGAAAACTCGGAGACCTTAACGGTTGACGTGCCAACTGAATATATGGATGAGTTCACGCAACTGGTTCACACCCTTGCTGACGAAAAAAATATCACAAGTCGTAGAGCATTTAGTGATATTGTACGTACTACTTTTAATTACTTAATGGAGAAAGATTATGACCGTAAAAATCGTAAGAATGACAAACGGAGAGGACGTAATCGCTGATCTTAAAGAGATTCGCAAAGACGAGGATACTCCTGGTGCTGTCGCTTACGTATTTGAGAAACCATATACGGTTCAGATTATTGATAACACCCAGACTCAAATGTTATTTGAGGAACCAGGAGATACCACTGACCCTAGTCCAAAGAAGATCAATGATCTTGAGTTAAAGTTTTATCCTTATGCTCCTTTGGCAAAGAATGATTCAGTCATTGCTGCTGTACAGCATGTGTCTGTGATCTACGATCCACACCCTAGTGTGTTGGAAAAATATATTGAATTAGTTAAAGCAATGGAGGAACCTGATGGAAAACTTGAAGTTGATTATTCTCACCAACCAGAGAACGTACCTAGTGGGGAAGTTGCAGGAGATGGATGAGGAACCATCCGTTCTTCTTGAGGATGTATATGCCATTGAACCTGAAGGTACCTTAACTGCTTACCCTTTACATACGGATCAGAGATATTTGTTCTTGACAAGTGATCAAGTTTTTACTATACTAGATCCGTCAACCGTAGTGGTAGACGAGTATAAAAAGATGATGACTGAATGAAGTTCTACACCAACGTTCTACTCTACGGTGACTCTATCCTCTATAGAGGGTATGATGGTGACAAACCAGTACAATATCGTGAACGTATACGTCCACAGTTATATCTGGTTTCTCATGACCAAAGGAAGAAGTCTAAGTATCGTACTTTGGATGGGCGTTATGCTCATCCTCAGTATTTTGATGGTGCTAGAGAAGCACGAGACTTCATTGAGAGATACAATGGTGTAGAAGGACTAGAGGTACACGGTTACGAGAGGTTTGTATATCAGTGGATTTCTGAGAGCTTCCCTACGGAAGTTCAATTTGATATGTCCAAGATGAATATCTTTACGATTGACATCGAGGTAGCATGTGAGAATGGTTTCCCTGATGTACAAGCATCGGCAGAGGAGATGTTGTGTATCACGATGAAAAACGTGATCACAAAGGAGACAATTACATGGGGTACTAGAGAGTTCGATACTGCTGACACTGAGTATCGTGTGTTCTGGTCAGAACAGGAAATGCTTTTGGATTTCTTGAACTGGTGGACACAGAATACTCCTGATGTTATTACAGGATGGAACTGTAACCTCTATGACATACCATATATTTGTCGCAGGATGGAGCGTGTGTTGAGTGAGAAACACGTGAGGTCACTGTCACCTTGGAACAAGGTTGACATGCGTGAGATTAAGATAAGAGGTAGAGATAACTTAGCGTATGATATTGCTGGTGTAACTATTCTAGACTACCTTGATTTGTATCAGAAATTTACTTATACAAATCAGGAATCTTATCGTCTAGATCACATTGCTTATGTGGAACTAGGACAGAATAAGTTAGATCATTCACAGTTTGAAAATTTTAAAGATTTTTATACAAGTGATTGGCAACGATTCGTTGAGTATAATATACAGGATGTTAATCTTGTTGACCGTTTGGAAGACAAGATGAAGTTGATTGAATTGGCTCTGACTCTTGCATATGACGCTAAGGTAAACTTGAATGATGTATACTCACAGGTTCGCATGTGGGATACTCTCATCTATAATGAGTTGAAGCAGAGGAGAATTGTTCCCCCGCCTAAAATCAGCACAAAAAAAGATGACAAGTATGCTGGTGCATATGTAAAGGAACCTAAGCCAGGTGTGTACGATTGGGTAGTGAGTTTTGACCTCAACTCACTGTACCCTCATTTAATTATGCAATATAATATATCTCCTGAGACATTAGTTGATGAGAGATATCCAAGTGTAACTGTTGACAAGTTATTGGAACAGAAAGTTACACCTAACCCAGAGTATTGTTTGTGTGCTAATGGTGCACAGTACCGTAAGGATAAGCATGGGTTTCTTCCTGAAATAATGCAGAGGATTTATGATGACCGCACGGTATATAAAAAGAAAATGCTCCAAGCGAAGAGGGATAATGAAGTTCAGCCAAGTGCCGAACTACAAAGATCTATTAGTAGATTCAATAACATCCAGATGGCTCGAAAGATCCAGCTCAATTCGGCTTATGGTGCCATTGGAAACCAGTACTTTAGATATTACAACTTATCTAATGCTGAGGCGATTACTCTCAGTGGGCAGGTTAGCATCCGTTGGATTGAAAACAAAATGAACACGTACCTTAATAGGGTATTAAAAACTGAGGATAAAGATTATGTGGTTGCTAGTGATACCGATTCCATTTATTTGCATATGGGTCCTATGGTTGAAGCTGTATTCAAGGAGCGAGAGAAGAGCGATCAAAGCGTTGTGCGGTTCCTTGAAAAGGTGTGTGATGTGGAACTTGAAAAGTATATTCAAAATTCTTACGAAGAACTGGCAACCTATGTAAACGCATATGATCAGAAGATGATCATGAAGCGTGAGAACATTGCCAACAAAGGTATATGGACTGCCAAGAAAAGATATATCCTTAATGTATGGAACAGTGAAGGTGTTCAGTACAAGGAACCTAAGTTAAAGATGATGGGTATTGAAGCAGTGAAGTCTTCTACACCTGGTTCCTGTCGTACTAAGATTAAGGAAGCATTAGAAATAATGATGAGTGGTACTGAAGATGAGTTACAGAATTTCGTAACCACTTTCCGTAAAGAATTTGAATCAATGCCTTTCGAGGATATTGCATTCCCTAGAGGGTGTAATAATGTTAATAAGAATAGTTCACCACACTCCATCTATGGGAAGTCATGTCCTATACATGTGCGTGGTGCTTTGCTTTATAATCATTACGTTAAGAAGCATAAGATCTCACATAAATATCCTCTCATACAAGAGGGTGAGAAGATTAAGTTCTTATATCTTAAGAAACCTAATCGTATTAATGAGAACGTTATCTCATTCTTCCAAACTTTACCAACGGAGTTTGGTCTTGACAAACAGGTGGACTATGAACTACAATTCAGCAAGAGTTTTCTAGAACCATTGAAGGTTATATTGGACACAATGGGTTGGCACTCTGAACCACAAGCAACGTTGGATTTCCTATGGAGTTAAAATGGTAAGCAGTTTTTTTACAGATATATCTAAGGAGTTAGAGAATGATTATGCTGGCGTTGTCTCCGATGGCACTACTGGTGATGTCAGTAGTTTCATTGACAGTGGTAGTTACATTTTTAATGCTCTTCTTTCTGGCAGCATTTATGGAGGTCTACCGTCTAACAAGATTACGGCTTTAGCAGGTGAATCTAGTACAGGTAAGACATTCTTTGCTCTCAGTATGGTACGTTCTTTCTTAGAACAGAATCCTGATGGTGGAGTATTCTACTTTGAATCTGAGTCTGCTATCTCTAGACAGATGATTGAGGAACGTGGGATCGATCCTACACGTGTGTACCTTGTACCTGTTACAACCGTACAGGAGTTTCGCACTCAAGCATTGAAGGTTACTGATAAATATCTTCAGCAACCTGAATCTAATCGTCAACCTTGTCTTTTTATTCTTGACTCTCTTGGTATGCTAAGTACTACCAAAGAGATTGAGGATAGTGAAGCAGGTAAAGAGACACGTGACATGACTCGTGCTCAAGTTGTGAAGTCTATATTTAGAGTCCTTACTCTTAAATTAGGTAAGGCAAACATACCCCTTATAGTTACAAATCATACCTACGATGTTGTCGGCAGTTATATCCCAACTAAAGAAATGGGAGGCGGCTCTGGGCTCAAGTATGCCGCAAGTACGATCATTTATCTCAGCAAAAAAAAGGAAAAGGATCAGAAAGAGGTTATTGGAAACCTTATCAAAGCTAAGAGTGCTAAATCGAGATTCGCAAAAGAAAACGCAGAAATAACCACGAGGTTATACTACGATGAAAGAGGGTTGGACTCCTATTACGGACTACTTGAACTGGGTGAGAAGTACGAGGTATTTAAAAAGGTTGGGAATCGATACGAGATCGGTGAAGCGAAGGTATATCCAAAAGCAATTTATGAAAATCCTGAAAAGTATTTCACTCCAGAAGTAATGCAAGCATTAGATGAGTGTGCCAAGAAGGAGTTTAGTTATGGATCTTAAACACTTCATACGTGTTTATGATGATGTCCTAGATAAGAATACATGTAGGAATGCTATCAAGGCATACCATGATGAGGTACCAGAAGCATCCCAGAGATGGGATCAAGATGGTAGACCTTCCTTTACTACTCTGAATATAACTTTAGAAGCAGAAAGGAAAGAGCATGAAGCAAAACGAGTATGGATTAAGATTCATAACGAATTGTTAATTGCTATTAAATCATATTCAGAAAAGTATATGATGGAGGTGGGATGTGGTAATCATTGGCCACCTAAAAATTCTCTAGAACAAGTTAGACTTAAACACTATGAAGCAAATAATCACGATAGATTCGATTATCATGTTGACGTGGGTGACCATGATTCTGCTCGTAGATTCCTCGTCTTATTCTTCTATCTCAATGACGTTGAAGAGGGTGGTGAGACGTATTTTCAGGACATAGACTTTACAGTTAAACCAAAAGCAGGTAGACTATTAATCTTCCCACCAAATTGGATGTTCCCTCATGCGGGATTGAAACCTGTCAGTAATGACAAGTATATTGTTGGCACTTATCTTCACTACACATGATTCAAGACATTATAATCAGCAAACTGATTAAGGAGGAGTCTTATTCTAGAAAGGTATTGCCTTTCATTAAAGAGGAATACTTTGAAGACCTTACACATAAGGTTATCTTCAGTGAGATAAGATCTTATATTGATAAATACGAAGGGCTGCCAGAATCCTCTGCACTCAAAATAGAAATAGAGAAGAGGAAAGATGTTAATGAATCCACCTACACGGAGATTGTAAAACTTCTATCTCTTCTGGATGAGACCCAGTACAACCGAGAATGGTTATTAAATTCCACTGAGAAGTGGTGTAAAGAACGTGCGATCTACCTTGCTCTCATGGAGAGTATTAAGATTGCAGATGAACAAGACAAGACTAGAACCAAGGATGCTATCCCCTCTATCATGAGTGATGCCCTTGGTGTTTGTTTTGATGACCATATTGGACACGATTATTTAAAAGATGCACCAGACAGGTATGACTACTATCATCGTAGAGAAGAAAAGATCCCATTCGATCTCGAATTTTTCAACAAGATTACAAAAGGTGGTCTCCCTAATAAAACTCTCAATATCGCTCTTGCTGGTACAGGTGTCGGGAAAAGTTTATTCATGTGCCATTGCGCTGCAGCCAGCCTCCTGCAAGGGTTCAACGTTCTCTATATTACACTTGAAATGGCAGAGGAGAAGATTGCTGAACGAGTTGATGCAAACCTCCTCGACGTATCCATCCAAACGTTAAGTGATCCTTTATTCACAAAGGATAAGTATCAACGTAAGGTAGATAGTCTTAGCAAAAAGACACAGGGAAAGTTGATTGTAAAAGAATACCCTACAGCGTCAGCACATGTAGGACATTTTAAAGCACTTTTAAATGAACTCTCCTTAAAGAAAGGATTCAAACCACACATTATATTTGTAGACTATTTAAATATCTGTGCATCATCCCGATATAAGGGAACTATTGTTAACTCTTACACTTATGTTAAAGCGATTGCTGAAGAACTCAGGGGTCTTGCTGGAGAATTTAACGTACCGATTGTCAGTGCTACTCAAACTACTCGTTCTGGTTATGGCAACAGCGACGTTGAGCTTACTGACACGTCAGAGTCCTTCGGACTTCCTGCTACTGCTGACCTTATGTTCGCTCTCATATCTACTGAGGACATGGAACAGATAAATCAAATCATGGTCAAACAGTTGAAGAATAGATATAATGATCCTACAATGAATAAGAGATTTGTTTTAGGTATTGACAGATCTAAGATGAGGTTGTATGATTGTGATCAGTCACAACAAAATTTAGTTGATGATGGTCAAGAAGAACAACCTGTCAAGAAATCATTCGCAGAACTAAAAGTATGAGTAATTCATTTATAGGGGAGAACGACCCCAATTTTAGTGATGATATGGCGAAGAAGGCTGAAGAAGCAAGTTCCAGATCCCGTGATAGGATTGATGGGATGACTGATGAAGCAAAGGACATCGCTGATCACACTTATAAGAATGCTGATGATGTTGCTAATGATCCTAGGGTCAGTGCACATGAAGCAAAGAAAAAGATTAAAGAGAAGACTGCTGAGAAGAGAAAGAAATCTGCTTCTAGGAAGTCTGAAAAACTAGAGATAGATCTAGACAAGTATACTGATTTCGTTGACAAGACTACTTCAAGACATTCTCAAACAACTGCAGATTATAAAGAAAGAATCGAAGAGTTGATTGCTCAAGGATGTAATCTTGCTCGTCTTGACACTGCTGCTTCAGGTTTAGTAGCAGAATCAGGTGAGTTTATGGAGATAGTTAAGAAGATGAAGTTCCAAGGCAAAGAATATACTGATGCTAATAAGGAACATCTTCAAAAAGAACTAGGTGACATCATGTGGTATGTTGCGCAAGCAGGATTAGCATTAGGTGTTAGACTAGATGAGGTAATCTACCTCAACACATTGAAACTTGCTGCTAGGTATCCTACTGGTGAGTTTACTGTTGAACATTCTGAACACCGAAAGGCAGGAGACATTTAAATTGCATTTAGTTTTACCTATCATTTGTATTGCACTGATTGTTCTAGTAATAGTATATTCAGTTCTAAACAGATATGACCCTCACTAGACTATGGAGAGTATGGAAGTATGCACTGGGTTCATTCTCTGACGA